TACATAACTTCCAAATTGGGTCAAAAATGATATTTTAGAATAAATCAATATTTATACACATAAAATAATATATTATGAAAAAATTTGTTAATTTCAAAAACATTGCCATAGCAGCATTGGTTATTTACATCCTTTTACAATGGTTTAATCCGGGTGGAGTAATGCCAGGTGGAAGAACTATTCGTATTGAAGGTAAAAAATATGAAATAATTAAGCACGAAATCGATACTGTTGATATTGTAAAGACTAAAGTGGTAACTAAGAAAGGTGAAGATATCTATCACGAAACAATTGTTGAGAAAGAAGTTCTAATTCCAGCAATCATTGATACTGCGGCATTATTAAAAGATTACTATTCAAAAGTATTATATAAGGATGTGTTAGTATTACCTGATTCATTAGGAACTGTGGCTGTAACCGATACTATCTCACAAAACAAAATCTTAGGTAGAACTTTCAACGCAAGTGTTAAACAAAGAACTATTAAAGAAACTATGATTGTTAAAGAGCCTGCAAAAACTCAATTGTATTATGGCTTGAATGCTGGATTTAACAAAGAAGATTATGTTTCTGCAGTTGGAGCTGGTTTAATCCTTAAGACTAAAAAAGATAAAATCTATAACTTAAACATTGGTGTAAACAATAGAACTGTTGATGGAACTAATGGTTCATTCTCACCATATATTGGATTTGGTACATATTGGAAAATTAAAGTAAAGAAATAATATGATAAAATTAATGGGTATTGTAACCGGAAAACCTAAAGTAAACGAAGTAAGAGATACTACGGAAATTATAGAGAAGATAGCTAAATTGACTGATAGAAATGACCACACTACCGCAGTAATAGAATTGGCAACATTTTTAAATAATACAAAGGCTCTTAAGTTGTTACAAGCAATTAAAACAATACATGACATCGAAGGTTCAATGCCATCTGAAGTTTCTAAATATAGAAGTAGTATCTTAAACGATTTGATAGATAAATTCAAATCAAAATACGGACAAGATGCAGCTAAAGAATTAAATGGAGCATTTTAATATGATAAAGTTAAAAGATATAATAAACGAAACGGCTAGTAAAGAAGCAATGGGAATTGCTGGATTTACTGGTACTCGTGGAATTACAGTACAAAAATTTATAGATGATTTCAATTTGAATGCTAAAAAACTTTTTAACTTTATAGCTAAAGGAAAGTTAAAAGATAGAATGGATTTCGCAACAGCAATAAGTGGAAACCCTGGTAACAAATATCAAGGTAACTTTGTAGGTATGTTTGGAGAAAGTGTAGTAAGTGAGGTAACATTACAAAAAGGTAAAACTTATGGTGGAACTAAATGTGAAGGTGGTTGCTTTATGGGTAAGGAAGGTTTAAAGAAAATAATTAAAATATCAAAGGATTCTCCTAAAGATGTTTTTATGTTTAGAGATGATAACTACTCTGGATTACAACCACACTTTGTTAAAGATGGTGTAATTGCAAAAGCAACTGTACTCAATCCGGCTTACGATTTAGAAAAACATAAAGTAAGAAGTTTAAATATTGGTAAAGATGTAATTCTTTCAGTAAGATTATTCGTATCAACAAACGAATCTATAACGGAAGCAACTCTAACCGAAAAGAAATACTATGTAACGTATAACTTAGGTAGAGGAAGGGGTAAAGATTTGGAAAAGGAATTTGACCAAAACACATTTAAGACAACCAATAAGCCAAAAGTATTTAATTCATACAGTGATGCTAAAAAATACGCTGAAAAAATGGAAAAGATGTTCCGTAATTCAATTGGTGGTGGAACGGCATATTGGGTATCGGATGAAAAGATGAATCCAATAAAAGAATCCGAACTTAAAGGATATCTTGCAGCAGATGTAGTGGATGATATCGTTAAATCAATTGGTTCAAAATTTGTAAGCGGAGAAATCAAAAACGCACCTAATAGAAATTACATTTATCTTAAACTTACCGATATAAAATTTGGTAATGATGTTGTAAAGATGTTAAAATCAAAATTTGGAATTGATTCTAAAATAGATAAAACATTTGGAAACATACCATCCGTATCTTTTGCAAGTAAGAAAGTAGTTAGTGAAGCAAAATCGGATTACGAAGTATATCACAAATCATATACATCAGCTATCCAAGCAGCTAAAGAATATGCAGAGAAAAAAGGATACGAAATAAATGATGATGATTCTTTCAGACAAATAGGTATGGGCCCTAGAAAACCATCGGAAGGCAAGACTAATAAATTTAGTATTGAATTATCTAAAGATGGTAAGGTTCAAAAAAAGAAACTTCAGATTCAGGTTTATGGTATGAGAAACTCATATGAATTGAACGCATACATCCAATAATAAAATGAAACTTTTAGAGTGCATAATCGTATCTAAGGAAATTAAAGATAAATTTATCCTAGCTAAGAATAGAGATAGAGCTTATAATCCTAACTTAGAAATCGTACACACTATTATCGATGGTGTAGAAGTTGCATATTTGCACGATTTAGTAACTGATTGGAGTGAAGGTTTAAACGAAAATGGAATCGGTGTTGTAAACGCAGCACTATTAGTTGGACATGATGAAGCTGAAGCTAAGCTTGTAAAGAAAGCTGGAAAGCCAGGACCTGATGGTGATAAGATGAGAAACATTATTAAGCAACCTACTCTAATGGATGCAGTACGAGCTACACTATCATATAAGGGCAAGAGTGGGATGTCTTTAAAAGGACATACATTTGTATCATCTCCAAAACATATGGTTAGTATTGAAACTACATCAAAGCATAAGCCGGATGTTAAACTTCAAAACTCCGAATCACCTGTTGTTCGTACAAATCACGGACATATGTTCACCGATGCTGGTTATACACATGGTGAGAAATATCTAAGTTCAAAGATGAGAAAGATATCAGCAGAGAAATCAGTTGATAAGGTAGACGATTGGAAAGCAATAGCACAAGCTATGAGAAAGGAATACTTCCCAACTAGACCGGCTCTTAATATGAAAAGAGATACAAAAGAGATGTCTACATCATCTCAAACTGTAATGAACCTAACTGATAAGATATTACAAATAACATACTTTAAGAACAAAGTAAACGAATTCAAAGGTATCAATAGACAACTGCCTGATGGATATCAACCTAAGATTACAATTGAGGTAATCGCAGTTTAATTTCAACATTTTAATAGAACCATATTTATATACATACAAAATGTAAATATATTAATATGTCAAATGATTTCGAATTATTTCCAGGTAAATCCCTAAATGGGTTATTTCAGGATATATACAACAACCAAGTACATAAGAAAGCAAGAATCAGCGATTTAATCAATGATTTAAAAAATATGGTTAGAAGTCCGAGCGATATGGGAAACTTAGGACCATTAATTAATTCACTAATAGATAGTTCAATTAGAAACGATGACCATTTGGTTAAGTTAGCAGCTATTGCAACTAAGATTGTGGCAGCTGATAAAAAGACTGAAGGTCAAGAAGGATTCCTATCACCATTTGAGAAAGAACAATTACTTAGAGATTTAGAAAATACTAAGGAAGAAGTTGAAAGAGTGGATGATTTGGAATTTGAAATGGAGGAGTTAAAAAAGAAAATGAAGTAAGATGGGATTACAAAATTCAAGCGTATCAGCAGTACAGGCAGTACAATCGGCGGGAGTTGATGGTGCAAAATCGCAAGGTGTAGTTTATAGTGTAATATTAGATGACACGCATCCATATTTAAAAAATAGAGAAGATACAAAAAATAAAGAATCTATTTTTATTGGAGCAATTCAATATAGATTAACAGGCCAACCATCAAATGATGAGGCAAACTTACCTATTGCATATCCATTAGATAAAAATTTAAAAACACTACCGGTAAAAAATGAATCAGTAGAAATTATAAAAGGTGCTGGTGGTACAACATATTATAAAAGAATAGGACCTGAAATATCACCATTTGTAGATGCTGACCCAAATAATATATCTAAATTATTTAATCCAGTAGAAGCAACCGAAGATAAATCAAAAGAATATTCTAAAGTACAAGCTACCGGAATTGCTAGAAGTAATACAGATGAAACTTCAAAGTATAATGGATATGGTGATTACTTTACATATGAAAAAGGTATTCACAAATTAAAATTATGGGAAGGTGATACTTTATTTGAAAGTAGATTTGGACAATCAATTAGATTTTCTGGATATAATAACGATGAAAAGAAATATTCGCCAGCAATTATAATAAGAAATGGTGAGAATGCAGATTCTAAAAAATTATTAGATAATCAAGTAACTAACGAAGATATAAATAGAGATGGTAGTATAATAGCTATGACATCTGATAAATTTCAATTAGGGTTTGTTCCGGGTAAAGTTGATGATAAGGGTAAGGGTGATTTTGAAACAAAGCCTGAATCTTTTGAAAATTATCCTGATAAATTGGTTGGTGACCAACTACTTTTAAATTCAGGTAGAATAATTTTATCAGCAAAGACTGGTGAGATGATGTTTTACTCTAAAAAGAATTATGGATTTATTTCAGATGGTGCAATGTCTATTGATAATAAAGGTGGTATTGATATAAGCGTTAAAGATAATATTCATATTGTAACAAACAATAGAGATTTTGCAATTCATAGTGGTAAGGGTTCTATATTTTTAGGAGATACTGAATTAGAACCATTAGTTAAAGGAAAGAAGTTAGTTGAAATATTAGCAGAACTATTAGATGCAATAGTTGCACAAAATTACTTAACACCATCAGGCCCATCTAAAATAGGACCTGAAAACTTACCAACTTTTAGTAAAATAAAATCCAAGCTAAATGATATTTTAAGTAAATTAAACCAAACATCTTAATATGGAAAATTTAAGTGGACAAGCAACAAATGTAGCTGAAAATGCACAAGCAACGGCAACAAACGCAGTTGGAAACGCAACATCAACGGCAACAAACGCAGTTGGAAACGCAACATCAGCCGCAACAAACGCAGTTGGAAATGCAACATCAGCCGCAACAAATGCGATAGGCGATTTACAATCAAAAATACCAAAACCACCTGCAATACCACCATTACCTAAGTTACCAAATGTACCTCAATTGCCGGGTGTTCCTGAATTTAAACAAAAAGAATTACCAGTACCAAAAAAACTTAAAAATAATAAATTCAAAGATAAATTAGCTAAAGCATCTGAAAAAGCAAAACAATTAGCAGAAAAAGCAAAAGCTAAAGTAGAGGGTGCACAAGAAAAAGCAAAAGCAGCTGTTGCTACTGCACAAGAAAAAGCAGAAAAAGCTGTTGCTACTGCACAAGAAAAAGCACAAAAAGTAGTATCGGATGCACAAGATAAAGTAAAACAAGGAATTGCAAGTGCAGAAGAAAAAGCAACTGCTACTGCTGAAAAAGCTAAACAAAGTGTGAAGGATGAAATTAAAAAAGCTCAAGAAGAAAATGGTGGTAAACCATTGACACAAGAAGAAAAGGATAAAATTACAATTAATAAAACAACAGAAATTGCTGAGAAGGATGCAAAACCTACTCAAGACGCAGCTAAAGCAGCTATTGCAAAATCAAACGAAACAATAGGTGATCCTGATTTAACTGAACCTCAAAAATTCGTAGAAACATATGAAGGTTTAGATACGGGTAAAAAATTCTATTTGTATATTGAACGAAACAAAAAAGGATTTTATATAACAAGTGCATACAAAAATCAAAATAAAACAGGATTTATAACTGGTACTTCTTTTACAAATATATATCCTGATAGAGCTATTAACACACTTCAAGAACATATAGATACCAATTTAGATGTTTAAAAAAATTAATTATGTCTTGGCAAACATTTAAAGATAATATATTACAACTTTCCAATAGTCCGGAAAGTATTGCAGATATTGATACTGTAGCAAAAACGTATGCTAATGAATATGATGCTGCAATTAAAAGAGGAAAAGATTCACTTCATCAAATATCTTTACAAAGGGGAAATGTTGAAGCTATGACTCAATTATTTAAAGCAGCTTTATTAAAAGGACAAACATCAACTGCACCATATGATTTAGTTGGTGAGATGGGCAAAGGCGTTATTGCATATTGGAGTGGTGCAACTATGAATAATTTTCCAACACCAATAATACCAGCAACCGGAGCAACTTCAAATATTTCTGTTGTAACTAATATAGTAGTTAATCCGGGTCAATGGACTCCACCAATAGCATCACCATCAGTACCAACACAAGATTCAGTTGATGCAGATGAAGCAGCGGCAGTAGATAGGGATATTAACGAAGAATACCCAGCAAATCAGGCGATTTACGAAGCTCAATTTGAAAGTGAAGAAGATGCTATGGCAAATAATAGCCAAGTTACTTCGGAGGAAGCTTTTAATTCAATTAAAGAATATAATGAAGAAGTTAATAATTCATCCGATGATGGTGTAGTATTAGGAGAAGACCCACCACTTGGAGAAAGTGGGAGTCTTGATTTTGGTACGGGACCTGTATCGGTAACAGGTACTAGTGGTACAAGCGGTGATGGTGGAGGGGGTAGTGCTGGGCCCGATAAAGCAAAACCACAATTAGCTGGTAAAGGTGATGAGGCTTTATTTAAAAAATGTGGAAGCGGACATTGGCCAGCAAAAGGTTCACCTGGTAGTTTTGAAGTACAAACAACTGAGAAAGGAAAGTGTCCTAGATATTGGTATAAAGTTAATAGTGAATATCTAAAAGTTAATTGTACTGAAATTATATTTCCAACAAAGAATGGTGGTAAAAAAATAATGGTTCATAAGCACTTAGCAGCAATTGTAAAACCAGCTATTGATAAGATAAAAGCGCAAGGTTTAGAAAAATATATTGAAAATTGCGCAGGTGGTTTAGCAGTTAGAAACGTAACTTGTGGAAGTAGATTCTCAAACCACGCTTGGGGAACTGCAATAGATATGAACACTTCTGTATATCCATATGGATATAATTTTAAAGATGATGGGATATATAGCGGCAAAACGAAAGTTAGAGATTTAAATGATTTTGACAAAGGATTTCAAAGGGTAGCTGCAATATTCAAATCACAAGGAATGACATGGCTAAGTCGTAATGACCCTATGCACGTTTCCATATATGAATAAATAATTATAATATGTCAGTAATACCACCAACAAAAAACGCAGGTCTTATAGTAGATGATTTTATATCATATGCCACATTACATTTATCTACTGTAAGTGGTATTATAAATACAGTATCATTGTACCCACCAATTGGAACTCCCGGACCTGGTATAATAAATTGGACTGGGTATGTGGTTACTCCTGCAAAACCGAGTGTTACATTGGGTGGTGTTGATGCCGAAGAAGCAGCTGCGGTTGAAAGAGATATAAACGAAGAATATCCTGCAAGTCAAGCTGCATATGAAGCTCAATTTGAAAGTGAAGAAGATGCTATGGCAAATAATAGTGAAGTTACTTCAGATGAAGCGTTCAACTCAATTAAGGAATACAATGAGGAGGTTAATAACTCTGGCGATGATGGTGTAGTATTAGGAGAAGACCCACCGCTTGGTGAAAGTGGGAGTCTTGATTTTGGGTCTGGACCTGTATCAGTAACAGGTACTAGCGGCGCAAGTGGTACAAGTACTGCTGCTGGTAGTGGAGCTGGTGATGGCCAACCTGATAAACCAAAACCGCAATTAGCTGGTAAAGGAGATGAAGCTTTATTTAAGAAATGTGGAAGCGGACATTGGCCAGCAAAGGGTACTCCGGGCAATTTCGAAGTTCAAACAACCGAAAAGGGAAAATGTCCTAGATATTGGTATAAGGTTAATAATGAATATTTGAAAGTTAATTGCACGGAAATTATATTTCCAACAAAGAATGGCGGTAAGAAAATAATGGTACATAAACATTTAGCAGCAATTGTAAAACCCGCAATAGAAAAAATAAAAGCACAAGGATTAGAAAAATATATTGAAAATTGCGCAGGCGGACTTGCTGTTAGAAACGTAACCTGTGGTAGTAGATTTTCCAATCACGCTTGGGGAACTGCGATAGATATGAATACATCTGTATATCCATATGGGTACAATTTTAAAGATGATGGCATTTATAGTGGTACTACTAAGGTTAGACCACTTAATGATTTTGATAAAGGATTTCAAAGGGTGGCTGCAATATTCAAATCACAAGGAATGACATGGTTGAGCCGTAATGACCCTATGCACGTTTCTATTTACGAATAGAAATATATCCTTTTTAAGTTAAATCTTAAAAATACTTAATTGAAATATTTATAAACATAACAAACAATATATGAACACAGATAAATTATTAAAAGCTATACAAATCCTTATAAAAGAGGAATTGAAGGAGCAATTACCTGCGTTAATCAAAGAATCCGTACAAAAGGAAGTAAAACGATTATTAAGTGAAGGTAAACAACCAGTACAACCTAAAAATACTGGATTATCAATGGCTAAAGCTATGATGGAAGATGAAACCATTCAAGAATCAGTAGCACCAAAGGTAGTACCTACAAAGCAATTTAGCAAAAACCCAATGATTAACCAAATTCTAAATGAAACCGCAATGACACCTACAACTGGTGATGGTGGGTTCAGAACAATGAATTTTGGACAAGGTGATATGGGTTCAATTGTTGGTAGAACTGCAATAGCTGAAAAAATGGGGTATGGTGATTTAGCAAAAGGACCTTCTCCAACTGGGTTGGGTGTAAACACTGGAGTGCCTGAATTAGATAAAGCATTGAATAGAGATTATTCAGAATTGGTTAAAAGATTTAAAAAGAAATAATGGCAGTTGTATTAGGACAAAAATTAGTACAAGATACTAAAAAGTATGAAGATTATGCGATAGGTATATCATTACCAATCCAAATTGGTAATACTGCGTTCAATCAAACTTTTACAACTAATGAGCAAATAAAATCAAATGTAAAAAATTTACTATTAACCAAAAGAGGTGAAAGAGTAATGCAACCCGCATTTGGTAGTGGACTGCAAGAATTATTATTTGATTTTAATGATGATACTTTGCCAGGTAAAATTGAAGATGCTATAACAAACGCATTAGAACAATGGTTACCATATGTTACAATTGAACAAATAGATGTAGAAAGTACAAATAACAATAGAGATAATAATTTAATAAATGTATCGGTAACATTTGGATTATTAAATCAACCTGATTTAAACACTGTATCTTTCACAATAGCAGCTTAATAAAATAAAAATGGGAATAACTGTAACAAATAAAAATTTTAAAAATAAAGGAAAAGATATAAAATATCTTGATAAGGACTTTGTTGGATTTAGAAATAATCTAGTAGAGTTTGCAAAAAGCTATTTCCCAAAAACATATTCCGATTTTAATGAATCTTCTCCTGGTATGATGTTTATAGAAATGGCATCGTATATAGGTGATTCATTATCTTATTATATTGATGATACTTTAAAAGAATCATTAATGGTATATGCTGAAGATATAAAAAGTGTATTAGCATTATCACAATATTTGGGATACAAACCAAAAGTATCATCGCCAGCAATTACAACACTATCGGTTTATCAATTAGTTCCATCAATTGGAACTGGAGTAAATAATTTACCGGATACAAAATATTTTTTAAGAATTAAAGAAGGATTACAATCTACATCAACAAAAGATGGTATAGTATTCAGAACAACAGACGCTATTGATTTTTCTGATGCAGCTGGTAGAGAGATTAGTGTTTATCAAAGAGATTCTGCAACAGGAGAACCAAGTTTTTATTTAATTAAAAAATATGTACAAGCAATATCTGCGGAGTTGGTAGAAACATCAGTTACATTTGATTCATATTCTCCATTTCAAAAAATAGTATTGGATGAAACTAATGTTATTCAAATATATGATTGCAGAGATAGTGGTAATAATAAATGGTATGAAGTACCATATTTAGCACAAGAAATGGTTTTTATAGATGTACCAAACACAGAAGTGAATGATGCTGATTTATATCAATTTAAAACAACTGTACCATATATTTTAAAAACAATAAAAACTCCAAGAAGATTTGTTGCAAAGGTAGATGAGGAAAGTAGAACTGTAATTCAATTTGGAGCCGGTGACCCAACTGCATCTGATGAACAATTAATTCCAAATCTTAAAAATGTTGGATTGGGATTACCAAACTCTATTAGTAGATTAGATGAATCATTTGACCCAACAAATTTTTTAAAAACAAAAACATATGGTACATCACCGGCAAGTACAACAATGACTGTTAGATATTTAGTAGGTGGTGGTGTTAAATCAAATGTAGCAACAGGTCAATTGACTAGAATTACTAAAATAGAATTTGAAGAAGATACTCAAGCATTGAGTGATAGTGAAAGAGCAATTTACGAAGCAACAAAAAACTCTGTAGCTATTGATAATGAAGTTACTGCTGCAGGTGGTAGAGGTGGTGAGACTGTTGAAGAAATTAGACAAAACGCTTTAGCAAACTTTGGTTCACAAAATAGAGCAGTAACTGCAAAAGATTATCAGGTAAGAGTTTTATCTATGCCTGCAAAATTTGGAGCAGTTGCAAAAGCTTACGCTGTAGCTGATGGTACAATAGATAATAACTCGCCAGCATCTATATTAGCATCACCTAATAATTTGCAAGAATTTACTGATTTGGTAATGAACTTTGTTAATATGCCTGATAGCGAAGAACCATCTGAACAATCTATAAAAGAAGATATTACACAATATTTAATTGGAAAGACTTCAAACGAAAATGAAAAGAATAACCCATTTGCAATTAATTTGTATTTGTTAGGATATGACTTATTTGGAAGATTAGTACCACTTACTAGAGGTGTTAAAGAAAATGTAAAGACTTATTTAAATGAGTATAGATTATTAACTGATGGTATTAATATTAACGATGGATTTATTATAAACATAGGTATTGATTTTGAAATATCAGTTTACCAAAATTATAATAAGAGTGAAGTATTAGCAAAATGTATTTCTGAATTAAAAGATTATTTTAACATTGATAATTGGCAATTTAATCAAACCATAAATTTGAGTGAGGTTGAATTATTAATAGCAAATATAGAAGGAGTTTCATCTGTTCCAAGTTTATCAATAGTGAATAAGTGTGGGGGTAAATACGCACCGAATTCATACAATATAGAAGCGGCAACTAAAGCTAAGATTGTATATCCATCTTTAGACCCATCTATTTTTGAAATTAAATATCCGGATTCGGACATAAAAGGAAGGGCAAAATAATGGGATACTACTTTTTAACAGCATCAAAAGATGCAACGCTTTATCTTCAACAACCCAATCAAAATACTGGGCTTGATGAAATTATAGAAATAAGTAAAATATATTATGGGAACATAAAAGATGTATCTCATGCTTTGGTAAAATTTGAAGTAGGATACATATCAAAATCAATATCAGATAATAGTATTGGATTTAATGATGCAACTTTAATTTTAAGAGAGACTGAAACAAATGAAATTCCATTAGAATATACAATATATGCAAATGCACTATCTGGTAGTTGGCAAATGGGTACTGGTACTCGTTTTGATAATATATCAACGCAGGGTGTAACTTGGAATTATAGAGAAGGTGATACTAACTTAGAATGGTTGCAAAATAACTTCGCAACAAATACAACTGCTAGTGTGAATAATGGTGGTGGTGGAACTTGGTGGACACAATACGAAGCATCTCAATCATTTAATTATGAAACATCTGATATTAATATGGATGTGAAATCTATTTTAAAATCTTGGATGAGTGGTTCTATACCAAACGATGGGTTTATTTTAAAATACGCAACTGATGTGGAATCCAATACAGAAGATTATGGTGTAATTAAATTCTTTAGTAAAGAAACACACACTATATATCAACCAAAGATTAGAATAGGTTGGGATGACCAATCTTATATAACTGGTTCATTAGCAGCATTAACTGCAGAAGATATTAAAATTGGTATTAACAATTTGAAAAAAGAATACAAACTAAATAGTATTCCTAAAATAAGAATATTTGGTAGAGAATTGTATCCATTGAAAACTTTTTCAAATCAATTTGCATACAACACTCAAAAGTATTTGCCACAAACTACATACTATCAGATAAGAGATTTTGCATCTAATGATATTATAATTCCATTTGGTAACTATTCTAAAATAAGTTGTGATGCTGATGGTAACTATATAAAACTCAATCTTTCCAATTGGGAAGCTGGTAGAGTTTATAAAATAGAATTTATGGTTGAGAAAGATGGTGGTTCACAATATTTTGATGATAATATAACATTTAGTATAGCAAAGAACTAGAAATGATAAAAAGATTAATAAAGACGGGTTTACGAAATGAAGGCATGATATCAGAGCTTTTAGTTAGTGGTTCATTAGCAATCAAAACTAAAAATGAATTTGGTGTCCATGTATTTAGTGGGTCTGTTGCGGATGATGGTATAGTTTCTGGTAAATTAACAAAACCAAAATATAATGAGGTTGAGGTTATAAAATCAATAGATACAAATATAGTTGAATTGATACCAGTGGAAGCACCGGAGTTACCGCCAACTATATTACTTACATCTTATAATCAAGCCAACCAATTAATAGCAGATTTAACATTACAAGTTGAAAGATTAAATAGTGTTACTCTTAATTTAGCATCAAAAGTTAAAGAATTGGAAATAACAACTCAAAGTCTTTTGGTGGAAATGGATTCTAAAGATTTACTTTTAGCCGTATCTCAAAATCAAACACTACAAGCAAATTCAAAAATAGAAAGTAGTATTGGTAGTTTACAAAATTCAATACAAAAAGCAACTGCAGAATCTATTCAAAGAGTTTCTTTGAGTGCAAGAAATACTTCTTTATTACAAGAGAACGCATTATTGGGTGAGCAACTTACATCGGCACAAGCGCAGATAGTAAATCTTAATCAAACAATAAATCAGATAAACACTCAATTGAATGCTAACCAAACACAATTGATTGCAGCTAATCAACAACTTACAAACGCAACTACTAAGAAGAAGAAAATTATTTGTAACGAATTATACAATCAGGGTTACTTACCTCAACACATTTGGAACGCCGATGAAATTTATGGTGAGATGATGTATGAGAAAGACCCTCGTTTGGTATTAGGATATATGATGTGGGCTAGAAATGTAGTTAAGTATATGAAAGCTAAACCACAAAATACTAAGTGGATTTATATGATGGTAAAACCTTGGACTGAGCATATGGCTTATGAAGTGGGTACATTGCCAAAAGATAATTGGATAGGTAAACTTATTCATAGTGTAGGAAAACAATATTGTTACTATGTATATGATAAGCAAATGAGTAAAAGAAATAAGTTGTCATGGCAATAAAAACATTTAAGGAAATATTAAATAATCAGGGGTATAGAATATCTTCAAACGATAGAAAAATATTTGAAGAAGGTAACCTCGAGTCCTTCTTTGGATTTGGTGAAAAAGATGCTATTGAGTTTATTGTATATGACTTAAACGATAATCAATTACCACAAATAAATGATGAATTAGTTAGATATGTTCCAATAACAACTGCAAATATTAAAGATTATTTTTTAATAGCTGAAGGAACTGTACTTAAGAAAAATCAATTTCCAACTGAATATTTTATAGATGTTGAAAGACTTTTAAGAGAAGCTGGATATGATAATGGTATATTTAAAACACAAATAACATTACTTAACAAAAGAGTAGGTAGTGAAGCTCCGGCGGATAGTTTGTGGATAGCAGAAATATCACCATCACGTACAGAGGTTAGATTATTACCATTAAAAAAAGGATTACAATTAAATCCAGAACTTAAAAAACGATTTGATTTATTTATAAACAATGGTGAATTCAGAGATGATACTATAAATTTAGCATTTAATTTTATTGAGAAAGTAAATCCAACTGTAATTGATAATTTTTTAAAATCAAAGTATTCAACTAAGTGGTTAGATAAAATGGTTTCTGAATTTAAAATAAAAGATTTTGATACATTTTCAACTAGAGTATTTGAAAAATTTGTTGAAGCATCTTTTTATGAATTTACAAATAGAATATCTGATATTAGAGATGTTAAATATGGTAAACCAAAAACCGAAAGACCCGTAATAGAATTATCAGTAAATGAAATAGAAAGTATTTGTAAAAGGATATTAATTATGTGTATTGATTTTTATCTATCAAAACCTGATGTTAAGAAAGAAGCTACTTATGATGCTGGATTGGATGATAGTGTTGATATTGTTGGTAAAGTATTACAAAGAATTGATTCTAATAATACAATAGATACAAGTAGTCCTGTACTACAAATGGCAGAAGTAATAAAACCAATATTGACTAGTATGGAGTTGAAGTTGGAAGAAGAAATTAAAAAACAAATTCCAACTCCAACTCCACCAGAAAAAATTAAAGTAGAACCTTCACCGGCTCCAATTGAAATAGTTACACCAATAGAAGAACCACCATATGTACCACCATCAAGCGGTGGTGGAGGCGGCGGAGGTGGTAGCATCTATCGAGAATACGATACATTGGATAGACAGAATTTGGCAGATGGTGGTATGGGTAGAGAACGAATCGAATTTCAATAATATAAAAATACTTATAAAGTAACAAAATGGCAGTAGCAAACGATGAAAATATTTTTGATAGTGGCTTTGGGGTAAGTGAATCTCAGCAACTAAATGCGCTTGATACTGAAAGGGGTGTTGGTGTAGGTGGTGGGTCTGGTGTTGGTATTTCATATGGTGGCGGTGGAGGAAGTACTGCCGGATTTATACCAATTGTAGATACGCCAAATGTAGCTAATACTGATAATAAAAATATACTTTACATTAAATCGAATACTGAATCAAGTATTTATGTAAACGATACGCCAATATATCAAACTACGAGCTACGGACTTTCAGTTTCTCTAAGTGATTTATTGACTAATGGAGCTAAAACTATTACTGTACAAAAAGAAGGATATTCATCAAATGAAAAATTCATAATAGATGTTGTAGAAAATCCAAAATATTATGTACCATACATAGCTTTAAACATAAACCCATATGATAGTTTAGTAGCTTATAGTACTAGGGGTCTTCCAAATTATACATCTGATACTAATAATTTATATACATATGATCCTGACACTTATAAAAGCGTTTATTCAACAACGCCAGCATACACATTTAGAGTAAGAAAATTTTTAGGAGATGTACTTCAAAATGATTTTAGTTATGATGTAGATTCTCAAGATAAATCTATTGAGTTTACATTACAACAAAATGTAGCTATACCAGATGAGCAAAACCCAACTGACCCAGTTGTTCCAAAAATTAAATTAAATGTAGCAATAGATGGGCCAAATAATTCTGTTACTTTTATAAAAAATAAAAAAGAATTAGCTGGAGTTGAAACATTAACTTTAACTAATGGAGTTACTGAAATTGAAGATAGTGCAGATTCTGAACTATCATATTCAATACAAACAACTAATATAAGTTCATATAGAATTACTAAAATAGTAGTTAGTGGTGATGGTATAAAAACACAAACATTAGAAGCAACTTCCGCTTTAGAAAGTATATCTACACTTGTAAATTTTGATAGAAATTTAAATATTAGTATTACTAGTGAAAATTTTGCAATAATACAAGCTACGGTTCCTGTAATAAGTTTCTCAAATCCAGCACAATTAGCATCTCAAGACTTTACACAATATAATATTAATTCAGATGCAGCAGTTCCAATTGGATTGAATCTTTTTGGAAATACTACAAAAGTAACTGCATATGTAAAGGATAAAAAATATGAATTTAATGTTAGTGGTGAAACTAGCATAATAATAATACCATCAAAAACATTTGATGTAATTGGAAAATATACAATAAAATTAGTTCCAACAAACGCAGATGGTGATGGTGATTTAATAGAAACATCATTAGTAGCTGTTGATGATATATGGGTTGGTGTTCCTGATATTAGAAATATACAATATCCTTCTGTATTAAGAGGACCTGATTATGTAGGTACTGATGTTGATTTTAAAATATCATTTGATTCAATTGATACTGATTATGTTAAGGTGTATGCTGGTAGTAGTAATTCTAATTTTGCACAACTACCAAAAAATGGAACGCATACATTTAATTTTAAACAATTATTAATAAATGCTGGGACTAATGTTTCAGAAGACCAAGATATAATTAATTTACAATTAATATTAGTTCCATATAACGTAAGTGGAAGACAGACTGTAATTGGTAAAAAAGAAATAATCACAATTCAATTTGATAAAGGTGATTTAACTATTCCTAGAGATGTTGCTATTAGTAGAATTGCAGAAGGATTTATTGCACAATTTGATAAAGGTATTTTTGCAGATGAAACATCAAAATATTTAACACACTTATTACATATTGGTAATGGTGATAATAAAGTAATTACAACTTGGACTGGTGATAATGATTCACTTATATTAAAATTATACGAACCATTAGAAACAACTGTACAACCAAATCAACAAGTTTGGATTTCTAAATTACAAGCTGACCCAATAGTTGAAACTATAACAATTAGTGGTGTTGATACAAGCTATTGTGCACCACTAAAAGGACCTAATTTTTTATTAGATCCTGATAACGGAACTGCTTTTAAAATATTTGATGATTTAATAGCAAGTGGGTCTACTACATCAAATGATATCTTAAATAAGATAACATCTCAAAATAATATTGATACTGAAAAATTAAATATTCAGTATGTTAGTGGTTCTTCATATACATTTGACCAATTTGTACACTTTGGCTCTGGTGCTGAAAGATTGAAAAACTTTTATTATAAAATAAATATATTACAAGAGTATCAATCAAAATATTTAAGTTTAACACAAACAACATTTCCAATCGGTTATTTATTAACTGAAGATACTGGCGGAGATGGTACTCCTGAAATTGAAGGTAATGAAATATTAATTGGTGAACAAATAGACCCAATTTTACAATTACAATTTGAAGTACCTCAAGTAATTCCTGCACCATATGCATTAATTGAAGCAAATGGAATTGCTGAAAAAATAAGTAATTTAATAAAAACATTTGATGGATTTGAAAAATTCTTATTTAAATCAGAAAATACATTAGCATATCCAAAGGAAGATTATTTTAATCCAACAACCCAATTAACTTATAGAATTTTAAGACCTATTACAAGTCCATTGGTTGTTAGTTGGTATGAAACTGCATTGGCTGATTCAGAAGAATTTGATAAGTATAATTCATATGCAATGCGTAATAATCTTCCAGCTTATATAACCGAAGATTACGATAACGCTGATTTTATTTTATTCTTAGATATGATTGGCCAGCATTTTGATATTCTATGGGTCTATATAAATGGAATAAAAAAATCTAAAAACGTAGAACATAAAGAAGAATTGGGAGTTCCTGATTCATTAGTTAGTTCTATGTTAAATTCAATGGGTTGGACTGAAAAAAGAGCATTTAATTCTCAATTACTTTGGGAATATATGTTTGGTACAACGCAAGATGGATATCAAAAATATGGAAGAAGCTTGCAAGATGCAAACTATGAAGTGTGGAGAAGAATCTTAAATAACTTACCATATCTATTAAAACATAAGGGTACTGCTAGAGCACTTAAAGCTGTAATGGCTTGTTATGGTGTACCACAATCTATGTTGACTATAATGGAATTTGGTGGACCTCAAGATCCAACTAGAGGTGGGGTTAGTAAATTTACGTTTGATGATAGAACAGCAGCAATTGTATTGGATACTGATTCATCAGTACGAGTTGATTGGAAACAAACAAAAACTGGAGATTATCCTAATTGTATTGAGTTTAGGATATTACCTGCATCTATTACATCAACACCACAAAGATTAATATCAGCAAGCCAATGGAATTTAGATTTAGTACAAACCACTGGTTCTTTTGCTAAATTAGAATTAAATTTTGGTGGCGATTCATCTACAAGTACTTATGTTAATGAACCATTTATAAGTGCATCTGTATCAACATATTATTTCGATACGGCTAGTAACTATCCATACGCTTATGGTCCTGATTTAAAAACAGGAAGTTTAGGATTTCCACTATCTATTGAAAATTATTCAAATGTTGCAATCAATAGATACAATTATGGTGGGGCAACATCTTTATATGAGGTTTGGTTGGGTACTTCAAATGGTACTAGACAAACTGCATTTGTGAGTATGTCTATATTAACGGATGATTCACAATGGGAAGATGGCAATTATATTGAGGTTGGTGGTAATGGATATTCTGGTAATTTAGATGAGTTCCGTTTATGGACTGTACCTTTACAAAGAAGTAAATTTGAAAACCATACACTATTCCCAGACGCAATCAATGGAAATGATTTTGATTCATCAACTAAAGATTTGATATTCCGTTTGGATTTTGAATATCCAAAAGATAGAGTATTAGACCCATTCATTAAAAACGTTTCAATAGATACATCATATGTTGGTGATACTGGATTTGCAACTGCTAGTAATTTTTATTCAGCTCCAACATATCCATATCAATACATTCCATATGATAGAACTGTAACAGCAAATGTTCCATCTTTAGGATTTAATGTTTCTAATAAGATTCGTTTTGAAGAACAAACTTTAATAGGTGACCTTTCTTATAAAACTAGAGCAACTCAAAAATCATTTGATAGAGCTCCAATAGATTCAAATCGTTTGGGATTATTCTTCTCTCCAATTAAGGAGTTGAATATGGATATCTTAAAAGCATTTGGTGATTTTAATATTGATAACTATATTGGAGATTATGGTGATGAATATAGAAGTAACTATAAACAATTAGATACTTTAAGACATTACTACTTTGAGAGATTGGATAACAGAGATATCTACGAATATATTAGATTAATAAGATACATAGATAAATCATTGTTTGAAGTACTTTCTGATTTAGCTCCTGTTAGAACAAACATATCTAAAGGATTGTTAATTGAACCACACTATTTAGAAAGAAATAAAACTCGTTGGGATAAACCACAATCATTGAGAAATGATTTTGAAACGTCTCTTGATACAAACAAAGATGTATTATTAGATGCAGAATCTATACCAAAAGATGCTACATTGGATGCATCCGAAATAACAAATCTATCTGGAGATGTTAGTAACAATACTGGAGTAGTGGATGCAAATGATGTTATACAATTAGAAGGAACAAATCCATCTTACAATAGTATTATTGATGCAAATGATGGAGTTTTATTAGAAGGTAGTGCACCATTTTACGATTTAGAAATACAATGTCCTACTGGTGCAAGTTTGGTGGGTGAAGCTGATTCATTTACGTTTACTGAAGTTGGTATGGACAGAGATTCTCTTGCTAATGCTGGTTATGGTTTATACGCTAATAATGGTACTGGTATCGTTAGAAGTTATGACCCTTTATTTGGTAATTACCAAGAAACAGGAAGTAGAAAAAGTATATTCTTAGTAAAGCAACAATATACTCAAAAAATAAACACACAAACGGAAGGATACCCAGCAACACCATATGGACAAGTTAAATACGAAAAAATTCCAGTAACCAAATACAAATACAAAGTATCTGTATTACCATTTAGTGGTAGTGTTAGTATTGGTAATGATATTGTTGAGGTAACTTCGTTGAATGGATATTTCCCAACACACTATATATACAAGAATAATTTAGGTGAGGGTATGAAACGTTCATTTTGGAAAGGTTCTGTTCAAAATTCAACAACTACACCAGATGGTTTAGACCCGGTTGAAACATTTACAACTAATCCTAACATTCTTAGAGTGGCTAAGACTGGTAGAGGTAGTGGTGAACCAATACTTGAAGTAGATTAATTGGAAAATAAAAATTAGTTATATTTATAGAATATAGATAAAAAACATATCAAATGGCATATTTAGATAACACAGAAATTACAGTAGATGCAATTCTTACCAAAAAAGGAAGACAAAAATTAGCATCGGGTCAATCATTAAACATTACAAAGTTTGCTTTGGGTGATGATGAGATTGATTATACGCTTTACGAACCAGCGCATCCAAAAGGTTCTGCATACTATGATTCAGCAATCAGAGCTATTCCTATTACGGAAGCTTCACCTGATGAAACTCAAGTATTAAGATATAAGTTAGTAACTCTACCAAAAGGAACAACTCAAATTCCTGTTGTTAGATTGGGTGTACCTTCTATTAGTGTTAATCAATATGAAGGTGGTGTAGGATTATCTCCAACAACATCTCCTGCTGGAAATCAAAATGCTGGATATACAATGGTATTAGCAGACCAAAGAGCTGGTACAATAACTGTAACTAGAGGAGCAAGTGGTACTGGTACTACATTATTCTTAGGTGATGAAATTACAACAACGGCACAAGTTGTTACTGGTTTAGAATTTAGATTCACTCCAAATCCAAACTTAACAATTGATGTATCTACAACAATAACTGTGTTTGGAAATGAAACTGGAGGTTCACAAACTATTCCTGTAATCGTAACATACAAAGCAACCGTATAAAAATAAAATAGAAATATAAAATGGCACTAATAAACGACCCAAATATAACCGACCAGATAAGAGCATTGGCTAATACTGGTACGATTGATTCAAATCAAATTGTACAAATATTAAACTCAGTTTTACCAGCTGGTCAACAAATTGCATCAACCGGTGTAACTGGTACTGGTCTTTATAAAAGATTTGGTGAATTTGATAAGGTAAATGCAAAAATAGAAGTAGTAACTACTGGATTATGGAGTAGCGATTCTGGTTCATTGATGTCATTCTACACCGCATCATCTCAAACTGAAGCAGTAAGCGGTAAGTATTATTACAACGTATATCAAACTGACCCAATCGATACTGATATTGAAGAAGTTCAATTTGCAGTAGCATACGGACATGTTGATGGTAGTGGTTCTGTTACTTTAGATGTAGACCCTAATGGTTTATTACCAACTAAAGCAACTTACGCTCAGTACAAATCAATGTTGTTAGACCCAACATTAGCTAAATTCCAATTTGAAAATTCAGTTGCAGCTGCAACGGATTCAAATGATATCTATGTAATTAATGTAGCTAGAGCTCGTTATAGAGAATCTATGGATGCTGGTAACTGGTCATTAAAAGTTTCTGGTTCTAATGGATTATTTACTTTTATTGATAATAGTGGTAAAAAGTTTGGTGATTCTTATGGATTGAGTGGTAATGTATTTAAAGTAGTTTCTGGTTCATTGAATTTAGGAACTCAAAATGAAGCAACTATAAAAAATACAACTGACCCAACATCTGGACAAGGTTATGGTTTATTCTATCCTGAAAGAGGTATTATAATTCTTAATCCAACGGCGGTTGGTAATGTAGTAGGTAACGTATTTAATGAAGCATTCCAAACTGTTGGAACATTAACACCTTCATACTCAACAGCAGCTGACCAGGAGAATCATAAGAGATTATATCATGCAATTAGAGCTGGTAAGGATTTTGATGCTAGAAGAACTGAAAACGTATCAACGCAACATTTCTTTGTAAGAGCAACAAATAGAGAGTTTAACTACTCTAACAATCCTACATATTTAGATGCAGATGGTTTCTTTACTGAACCAACATTTGAAACTGACCCTCAAACATTCATCACAACGATAGGTTTGTTGAATGATGCAAATGAATGTGTGGCTGTAGCTAAGACTTCACAACCAATTGTTAAATCATTTGATAAAGAAGTTTTAATTAAAGTGAAATTATCATTCTAATTAAAAATTAATATAATATGAAAACCCCCTTAATTGGGGGTTTTTTGTTAAACGAATATTTATATAAGATATGTTGAAAGAAATACCAAAATCAGATATAATTGTAAGGCCTCTTAAAGTTTATAAAGAATGGACTTTGGATGAGAATGATATTAGTCCTATTTTCGGAGAAAACGGAGATGGTACTTTTGTTGATTTAGATACTGATGAGGTAAGCAATGGATTCAATAAAAAAGTGGTTTATGCATCAATAAAATCGCAATTTTATAACAATGCAGCAACGGCATCATTACTAACAGAAGTTGGTAGAAGAATTTCATATGCATCGACTAATGAAAGAATTTTAGAAAATGATATAGCTGTATTTTCTATCCCACAAATATATTATGGTGAGGGAATAAAGCCTGGCACTGTTGTATTACAAGATGAGCAGTTGGGTAGAACATATACAGATGATGGATATTCTAATTTAAAATATGGTAATGAAATAAAAGGTAATATATTTTATGATAGAGGATTGGTAGTTGTAGCTAAAGATATAGTTAGTGGTTCTGTTTTATCTCAATTCACTTTAAACTTTCGTTCAACTAAAACAATATATGAAAATGAAATATTCATTTCAGTATTGGAAAACGAATTTAACTATTCTCAAAACCCAACCGCAGTTATAGAAGATGGTGGTGTTGTAAACACTTACACAGTTCAAAGGCCAGGTTCAATAAGACCGGATGATTTAGTAGAAGCATCTTTTTATAATGCTGGTACAAAAATTATTAATGATGAATTTAATCATTATGAAGATTACGTTAGTTTAGACCCAACTGGTTCATTTTTAGCACCATATATTACTACAATTGCATTATATGATAATGAGTTAAATATGGTTGCGGTAGCTAAATTACCACAACCAATTAAATCAACTCCAGATTATCCAATAAACTTTATTATTAGATTTGATTCGTAAAAAGGTTTTACTTTATATTTATATTCAAATAAACAAACAAAATGGCAAGTATTTTAGACATATACAAAAAAACACCACCTAAAACAGGTATGATAGATACTAAGGGAAAGGATAAAACACCTTTAAATCCAGATGGTGGAAAAAATCTAGCAACAGACGAAATTAAATTAAAAAAAGCTAGAGGTGGAGAATTAAATAATACTAGAAAGTATTCTGATTCCGTTACAAACAAGTAATCAATGAGTTGGAAATTTAATGGAAATATAGTTACGGAGGAAAGTACACCGGAAGGTGCAGTTGGGTTTGTCTATAAAATGATACACATACCAACTGGTAGATTTTATATAGGGAAGAAGTCCCTAAATCAAGTTCGAAGATTGAAGCCCCTTAAGGGCAAGACTAGAAAGAGAGTTGTTAGAAGTGCTTCCGATTGGGAGAAATACTATTCATCAAACGAATGGATTAAGTCCGAAGTAAAAGAAGGTAGAGCTGGTGATTTTGAAAGAGAAATTATCCAGTTTTGCTTTTCCAAAAAATCCTTATCATATTACGAAATTAAATGGCAGTTTCATTACGATGTACTAGCCAACGAACAAGCAATAAACGAAAACCTTATGGGAAAATTCTTCCGTAGGGATATTATAAACTAAAGTTATGACAATACCTGAAATCGCAAAGAAGTACGGAATCTCCGAAGCTTACTTAAACGCAAAAGATGATGCACTTCAAATAGCAGCTGCATCTTTAGTAGACCTCAAAGGAATGTTGGAAGCAAACCAACCAAAAGCACCAATTGCAGCAAAAATGCAGTTTTTAGCTGATTTCCTTTACGATGTAAAGAATTCCAACCATTAATTTGGTTATATCCCAAATTTTTCGTATATTTGTGATATAATATCTAATTAATGCTATCTGGGAAGAACAAACTAACGGTCATTAACATTTTGGACACCGCATTAGGTGTAGGTTCATCTCTTAAGGGAAATGAGCAGGCACATCATTGTCCATTTTGCAATCACCACAAAAAGAAACTTCAAGTAAATTTAGATACACAAAGATGGCATTGTTGGGTGTGTGATTCTAAGGGTAGAAGTATCCAATCACTCCTTCGCAAACTCAATGTAGATATAAGAGACCTTAATAGATTGAAAGATATCTATGGTGAAGATGATTATACCTTAGTTGAAAAGGATGAGTATGTAGCTAAGTTACAACTACCATCAGAATTCAAACAATTGCACTTCAAACCAAAAGGATTCAATCCTGAATACAATCAAGCAATTAATTACTTAAAAGAAAGAGGTATTACACAAGCTGATATCGTTAAATACAATATTGGGTATTGTTCGGAAGGATTATACTTTGGTAGAGTTATTGTTCCATCGTATGATGAGAATGGTGACTTGAATTACTTTGTAGCTCGTTCATATTACAAAGAAGAACGAATGAAGTATAAGAATCCGCCTGTTAATAGAGATGTAATTGTATTTGATAATCAAATCAATTGGAATGAACCCATTACTTTATGTGAGGGTGTATTTGATTCATTCTCAATTAAGAGAAATTGTATTCCTTTGCTTGGTAAGTTTTTATTGAGCAAATTAAAGAATAAGATTATAGAGAAAGGAGTTAAAGAAGTAACTATTATGTTAGATTCAGATGCTATTGCAGATTCAACTAAACATACTGATTATTTTTTAAAGAACGGAATTAAGGTTCGTAATATTATACCAACCGATAAGGATGCTGGTGAAATGGGATTTAAAAAAGTAAACGAACTCCTAAAGGGAGCAAAACAAACTGGATGGGATGACTTAGTTCTATCCAAACTAAATAATATATGAGGTTAAAGAGAATTTATCACATTGCGGATATACACATTCGTAATATAAAAAGACACAAAGAGTTTAGAGAAGTATTTTACTCAATGTTTGAGGAAATACAAAAAAGAGGAACGGAAGATTCCATTATCTACTTAGCTGGTGATATCGCTCATGCTAAATTGGAAATGAGTCCTGAATTAGTTAGTGAAATTAGCTGGTTGTTTACGGAATGTAATAAACTATGTCCTACTATTGTAATCGCTGGTAATCACGATTGTAATATGAACAACTCGGACAGAATGGATGTACTTACTCCAATAGTTGATGCATTAAAATTACCAAACTTAACTTATTTAAAAGATACGCAAGTTTACGGAATAGGTGATGTTGATTTTGCAGTATTCAGTATATTTGATAACAAAGATAATTGGCCTAAAGCAAACACTCTATTTGGTAATAAGAAGATTGCACTATTTCACGGACCTGTTGATAACTCTACAACCGATGTAGGGTATGTGGTTAGTAGTAGACACTTTACAACTGATATATTTGATGGATAT